TCAGAAATTTAAGACTTTTAGTTGACGCTTTGGAGTCTGAAGTTTATTCTGATGTTGAGTCCTACAAGATTGATACTAAATATCAAGCACCCATTATTGATTACGATGAATCGTATGATGATGATGGATATCCAGATTAATTATGTACGAAGAACTAGACTCCTTTGAGAGTGCACTCCAACATTTTGGAACAAGAGTTGAGGTTATTACTTGCTTGGAAATAGCAAAGAAATTATCCACAGAAGATGCCTATCAGATGATCAAATCAGAACTCAAAGAACTTAAAAAGGTCCGCAAACAGGTTAAAAACGATGAATAGTGTAACACTGGTATCAGTATCTCCTGATGCTGAAAAACATATCGCTTACTGCGCTCGCGTAAGTAATCCATCTAATCAGGGTAACGATTCTTTTGACGGACTAATTAAGTACTGTATTAAGCACCAGCATTGGAGTATCTTTGAGCAGTCATTTATGACACTTGAGATAGAAACATCTAGGGCAATCGCAGCTCAAGTGCTTCGTCACAGATCATTTACATTTCAAGAGTTTTCTCAACGCTACGCAGATTCATCTCTGCTTGGCAATATCCCTCTACCAGAACTGCGTCGTCAAGACATAAAGAATCGTCAGAACTCTACTGATGATCTTGATCCGTTTACTCAACAGAAACTTGAGTTGCAGATGCAGACTCTGTTTGACTCTTCTATGGCACTGTATCAACAGATGCTGGAACAAGGTGTGGCAAAGGAATGTGCTAGAATGGTGCTCCCCCTCGCCGTAGGGACCAGACTCTACATGAGCGGCTCAGTTCGTTCATGGATCCATTATATCTCTCTGAGGGCTGCTAACGGTACACAGAAAGAGCATATGGATATTGCTGAAGGTTGTAAGAAAATCTTTACGGAACAATTCCCAACTATTGCCGGTGCCCTTGACTGGTCTTAATAAATATAAACACAATTGAGGTGACGTATGGCAACATACCCTGTTAAAAATAAGGAGACTGGCGAAACCAAAGAAATTGTGATGAGTATTCACGATTGGGATAACTGGTGTAAAGATAATCCAGACTGGCACCGGTACTATACTCCTGATAATTCTCCTAAGTTGGGTATTGAAATTGGTGGATCTTTTTCAAAACTGTACACTAAATATCCAGGTTGGAAAGATGTTATTAGTAAAGCACAGAAACAACCAGGTGCTACTATAAAGCACTACGATTGATAAATTATGCCTGCTAGAAAAAAGAAAGAGAATCCAGTTCCCTTTGGTACAAGCAACAGGACTATGAAGAGAAAGAAACCAATCAATCTTGAATACATTAGGAAGATTGAACCTCTGACGGACAATCAAGAACTTTTCTTTAAAGAATATAAGGAAGATAAGAACCTTGTTGCTTATGGTTGCGCTGGTACAGGTAAGACCTTTATCACCCTCTACAATGCCATTCTAGATGTCTTGGACCCCAAGACACCTTATGAAAAGATCTACATCGTCAGGTCGCTTGTGCCTACCAGAGAGATTGGTTTCCTACCTGGCGATCATGAAGATAAGTCCTCTCTTTACCAGATTCCATATAAGAATATGGTAAAGTATATGTTTGAGATGCCAGATGACAATGCATTTGAAATGCTCTATGCTAATCTTAAAGCACAGGGTACAATTAGTTTTTGGTCTACCTCATTCATCAGAGGCACTACTCTTGATAATGTTATCGTTATTGTTGATGAGTTTCAGAATCTAAACTTCCATGAACTAGACTCTATGATCACCCGTGTTGGTGAGAGTAGCAAGATTCATTTCTGCGGAGACGCAACACAGACCGACCTTATTAAAACAGCAGAGAGGAATGGAATTGTTGACTTCATTCGTATCCTTAAGAACATGCCATCGTTTAGTATGGTAGAATTTGAAGCGGAAGACATCTGCCGTAGTGGACTCGTTAAAGAGTACATTATTGCTAAACTTGAACTTGGTATGTAATGTTTACAAAAATTGAAATTGATTATCCTTCTCTTTCTAGAGAGACTATTGATGGTGTAAGATACTATGATACTCCTACGGGAGAGAAGTTAGTATCTATTACCTCTGTTATTAGTCATTACAATCGTGAGATCTTCAGGTCTTGGAGAGCACGGGTCGGTAATGAAGAAGCGAACAAGGTTACTAAACAAGCAACCAGTCGTGGCACCGATATGCATACATTGGTTGAGTATTATATTAGGAATGAAAAACTTCCAACGGTTCAACCCCTCTCGGAATATCTTTTCAAGATGGCAAAACCAGACCTTGATAAGATTGATAACATTCATGCTATTGAGCAGGCACTCTTTAGTAAAGAACTAGGTATCGCTGGCAGTGTTGACTGTATCGCTGAATATGAAGGCGAATTAGCAGTCATTGACTTTAAGACCAGTAAGAAACCAAAACCACGCAAGTGGATTGATCATTATTTTGTACAGTGTGCTGCTTATGCTTGCATGTTATACGAGATGACTGGTATAATGGTAAAGAAATTTGTCATCATTATGGCATGTGAAAATGGTGAAGTGGAAGTCTATGAAGAGCACGACAAACGAAAGTACATCAACCTTCTCTCCGAATATATTAGAGAGTTTGTTGAATTTAAATTACAGGAATATGGCAAAGAGTCCTGAAGAAGAAACGATCACTAATCTATTAGAGACAAAGTTCTATTGCTCTCGTAGGTTCGCAGAAGAGATTGAAGCAATCGCTCACGATAACAAAGGCATGAAGTACATTGATGCCATTGTACATTTCTGCGAGAAAAACAATCTTGATGTTGAGTCAATTCCCAAATTGATTTCCAAACCACTCAAGGAGAAAATCAAATGTGAAGCAATGGAAATGAACTTGCTTAAGAGGACATCCCATGCTAAACTTCCTTTGTGAGCAGACGACCTCTAGAGAATGATACCAAAGGTGACGCCTTTTGATGCCTACAAGTCCTACCTAGGACTTAAAAACCATTTTACGCGAGAGAAGTATGACTACCACAGGTATTGTGGTAAATCTCGTGCCACTATTCAAAGTTTTTACAAACGTAAAGACAGATTCTTTTTTGAAAAACTAAGCAGGCAGAAGGATGATAGTGAAGTGGTCGAGTTTTTCGTTTCCAATTTTGTATCTTGTGATGACCCTCAGTCATTGTGGATTGGAGAGATCGTCAGAAATGGAGAACAAAACTACACCGACTGGAAAAAGCGATTACAGTCTCTTACATATACCTTCAAGACAGAGGTAGAGAACGTCTTTACAGGTAAGGGATTTGATGCTATGTTTAGAGTTGAGGGAACTAAGCATCCCCCTGTGGTCAAGGAACATCTTAATAAAAGTTTGTCCCTTGAGAGTATGGTAATCTTAAACAAGATTATCGGATTCAAGTCTGATTTTGATACTAGACTTGATGATCCTGTATGGAAGTTTCTTTCTATGCGAATCAGTAAGTATGATACCTTTATACATATTGATGTGTTCAAATATAAGAAAATCTTGAAAGAGATTATTTACGAGGGGGCATGAGTTTTTTTAAATCAGACTTTGTTCAACAGGAAATGAAAGACATTTCTGATCTTCAAGATGAGATCTATGAAAAAGTATTTTCATTTTCTGCTATGGACAACGCAGATAAACTAGAACACGTTGAACTACTGGAGCAGTTGCTAAACAAGCAACAGGTCCTGTATACTAGGATGAGTCTATCGGATGATCCTGAAGCTAAAACCATGAAGGAACAAATTATCATCTCCGCAAGACAACTAGGATTCCCCCCTGATGTGGATCTTGGTTATGTGTTTTCTAATATGTCGAGCATAATTGAAAACATGAAAAAATCTATTAATGAGTCTTCTTGACAAACCTTTAACAAGAACTTATAGTTCTTGGTTTAAGAGGCTATCCAATCCTCCTGAAAGCAACGGAACAAAAGCCAAATACAACCAATACGGGGTATATCAAATGTCTTTCAAAGACCTCAAGAAACAAAGCTCTTTGGGCTCTTTAACAGCAAAGCTGACTAAAGAAGCCGAGAAGATGAATAACAAAGGCGGCGGTGCCGATGAACGTCTCTGGAAACCAGAGATGGATAAGTCTGGTAACGGTTATGCTGTCATTCGTTTTCTACCTGCACCTGATGGAGAAGATCTCCCTTGGGTCAAACTGTTCTCTCACGCTTTCCAAGGACCTGGTGGGTGGTACATCGAGAACTCCCTGACCACTATCGGTGGTAAGGATCCTATCGGTGAACTGAATCGTGAACTATGGAACAGCGGCAACGATGCCGATAAAGATACTGTGCGTAAGCAAAAACGCAAACTGTCTTTCTATGCCAACATCTATGTTGTCAAAGATCCTGCTAATCCTCAAAACGAGGGTGGAGTATTCCTCTACAAGTTCGGCAAGAAGATCTTTGATAAGGTTATGGATGTAATGCAACCCGAGTTTGAAGATGAAACTCCTATCAACCCTTTCGATTTCTGGCAGGGTGCTAACTTTAAACTGAAACTGCAGAAGAAAGATGGTTACTGGAACTACGATAAGTCCGAGTTTGACCGTCCCTCTCCTCTACTGGACGACGATGATGCCCTTGAGGGTATCTGGAAGAAGCAATATTCACTTGCTGCTTTCACCGCTGCTGACCAGTTCAAATCCTATGATGATCTGAAGAAGCGTCTTGATTATGTTCTGGGCAATAAGTCCACACTTACATCAACGCAACAAGAGGAGACGGAATATGATAACTACGCTGCCACCGAGCAACGAAAAGTTAGTGAAGAGCAAGTCATGCAGAAACTTGAAGACTCATATAAGGCTTCAAAAACAACTGCTGATTTCAACTCTCCTGACATTGGAGGTAGTAAAGCAGACGATGATGAAGACCCAATGAGTTACTTCGCGAAACTCGCTGACTCCTGATATCAAATTTAACTTTTGAATTCAAAAATGCTGGAAAAATATTCCAGCATTTTTTTTATGCCTATTACTTTTTTTATTGATAAATTCTAATCTCGTCTCCCTTTACCAAATTTGCTCCAACATATTGACTGCTACCCTTTCTGTACTTCATAATATCTTCAAGGTTTGTGATAGCAATATTAATGAAGCGAGGTTGTAGTAGAAATATATTTCTCTTTTGTCTTTGAAGTCTATCTTCATAATCATAGTTTGATACTATGCTTATAGGATTTAATTTATTAACAAGAGTCCCAGTGTCTAAGTATTGAAAACTATAATCACTAGGAACTTCTAATCCTGCTGGCAGCATTGTTCTTCCAGCAGTATCTTTTATCTGTGTAGTTTCGTAGTGATGTGCTTCATTAAACTGTCCCTCATTGCCATACTTATGAGTCATGTAGTTGGAGAATGCTTGTTGAGATAATGGCCACTCTTCAATCAAATTAATGATATTATTTGACAGTAAAACAATCCAGTCATAATACTGACTACCATAGGTTTTATATGCTACCTGATCTGGTCTTTCATCACCAATAATTTTGTACTTGGTGAAGTTGGTCAGGTTATTAAAGATGTCTGGATTGATCTTTGCTCTTCTGAATAAATTTTTAACAGTGATGTAGTCCCCAAGAGAAGCACCGGGGAGTCTGCTAACATATTCAAAGTCTGGAATGTATTGGAAGAAAGGTGTTGCCATTTTAGTAACTCATGTTATCGTCGTTTTCTTTGATTTCATCAGCATAAATTGGTTCAAGTTCTCCAAACTGTAATTGAATTTCATAACAAGTCATTCCACCGTCAGGATATGTCATATAAGATCCGTCAGGACCATAGTTGACATTGAAACTTCTCAAAGCACAAGGTTTGATCTTGTTCATATAAGGATGAGGTCCTTGAATAGTGGGAGGTGTGGTCCCACCGAAGATGTATTCAATCTTATAGACATTAGGAGTCAACAAGAATAGATCAGATTCAGATCTTTGTGCTGCCATGTTTCTTTTGAATGATTTGATAATCTTTCTGATTACATCATTCTCTGTTCTAGTTCTTGGTGTAAGTCTAAAATTAAAGTTGAATGTTCTCAATGTGGGACCATTGAATAAGAGTTCAAGGTTAGGATTTAAGACAGTGCCAGTTGCTCTTGTGAAGATGTTGGCACCAACTGCTTGACCAGCAAAGTAAGCAGCGATAGCTGCCTTCGTTGCAGGATCACTGGCAGCAGCAGTCCCTTGTGCTACTAATTTATTAACTGCTTCTGTAACTTGCTCCAATTGGAAATCACCAATACCTTGAATGGCACCCATTGCTGCGCCACCTAGCATCAATTGAATTGCATTTGCTTTATCACCACCCCAATCAACAGAGTTTGACTCGGAGATATTGGGTAGCATAGGCAACATAATCTCTGTGATCTTATCTTTAAAGATCCTTGATGCCGCACTCTCCTTTCCTACTACTTGTAATCCTGCCTTCACATATTTGTAAGAAGTGAATCTAATAAAATCATATCCAAGGTCAGGCATTGTCTCTGGATAGAAGAAAGTCTTTCCTTTCTGGAAATCAATTGCTCTTGCTTGTGCTTCAAAAGGTGCTTTTGTATCGGAAGTACCAAAATCTGTGGGAGCAAAAAGGTCCAGACCTGAATCAAATGTAAGAAGGTTTGGATCAATCTCACCTGTCCAATCAATAGCATTAGCACCAAAATTATTAAATTCAAAATCTTCTGGTGTGATACCTAAATCAAAATCTATTGTATTATTAAAACTCAGATAACCATCTGTCTCTAACATATTAGTATAGAGATTCTCTAAATCATTTGTTCCACCAAGACTATTATCAGGGATATCTTGTTTTGCTGCGTCTACTGTTGCTCCTTTAATAGAGGCATCTAATCTATTTTTTTGTTGACCTCCATCCAGACCGCTAAAAAACTTATTATATAATGATTGATCCTCTATTTTATATTTGTTAGTTTTTGAATCAAAAGAATATATTGTAGTTTCTCCTGCGTCAGTCTTCTGCTTTACGTCATAATTCCCGTTATCTTTATCTGACTTAACACGCACGGTTCCACTAGAAATTCTCCCATCATCTTCCTTTGTAAAGAGATTGGGGAAGTCTTCTTCCAGATATCTGTCCGTGCTGGAACGTGCCATTTATACTTTTATTGTTATTTATCAGGTATAATCAAATTGTTGATATGGAATTGATCTCATGTCGTTTAATTCCATAGGATAGACAAGATGTAAATCATTATTACCAACCTCATCCCAAGTATAATTCCTATAATCTCCCCAATGATAATTGATTCCTTTGAATCCCCATTCAAATACACCAACACAAGCAATCAATGGGAACTGATCATATTTTATTCTAGGTGTCTTAGGTCTATAGATGAATGTATAATATCTTCCAACTTGTGGTAATAATTCTGTAGTTTCTAGGATACCCATCAACATGAGGAACATATCGTCAGGTTGTCCTTCTGCGATCACATCATCTACGAGGTTTTCTACTCGGTTTGTGTCGCTTATTAGATAATCCTCTTGTTCCATAAGGTTTGATACCCAGTTCGTCCTCGGTGATGATCTTGAACTCTACACCATTATCTTTACAAAACTCCTCTGCTGCTTTCCACTTTGCCTGGTTGATAGCATAGGTGACGGACTCATAAACATATGATTTAGTGACACGTTCACTTTTCTTTGGTGGTTGTGTCTGCTTTTTGGGTTTCACTTCAACCACATACTTCTTAATTCTACCACCAGACTCTTTCACTTCAATCAGATAGTCTGGATAGTAACGGTGAACTCTATTATCTTTAGGAGAAACATATGGTATGCTAAACTCTTCAGATGCCCACTTTAATATGTTGGGATTATTATCACACCAGGCACAGAAACGTCTCTCCCAAGAACTCCTACAAATAATATTGTTTGAGTTCCCTTGATACTTTTCAGGGTTGGACGGTTTATAAATTGACTTTATAGATTCCGCCATATATAGTATAACTAATCACGCCTATTTATAGATGGCTGGGACAAGACCCAATGTCCAGAGAACCTCTGATCTTGTATCAAAGATAGGTCATCTGGCGCAGACGAATGTATATCAAGTCAAGGTTCAAGCACCTGGTCCTGTCTTGGGTTTTATTTCTATCCAAACGGGTATTAAATATAACGAAAATATTGAACTATTATGTCATTCTGCTTCTCTACCCGGTAGTTCTTTTGCTACGCATGAGAATACACAGGACTTCTATGGAACTAGAACTAGGTATGCCTATAAGAGACAGCATGATGAAGCACTGACACTTGAGTTTTATGTTGATAAGAATTATAATATATTCTCATACTTTGATGAATGGCAAAACTATATCACTGGACAGGGGTCAGTCTACAATAAGTCATCATATTATAATTCTAACCAAGTTCATAGAGCAAACTATCCTAAAGGTTCTACAGGGTATATGACACCCATCTATGTGACAAAGTTTGAGAAAGATATTCAAGACCAGGCTATGGAGTTTTGTTTCATTGATGCCTTTCCATATCAAATCAATTCTACACCAATCTCTTATGGACCTGCTGATGTCCTTAAGATGACTGTTCAATTCTATTACACTAGATATGTAAAGCGTAATTTAGTGGGTCAATCAAGTCAGTCAAGAACTAAATCCAGCAATAAGCAAACAAAATCATCCAATCCTGCTGACTATTTGAGTAAATCTAATGCCGCAGCAGCTGCTAGTTTAGCAGCAGAAGCAAACGGTAATCCTTTCGCAAGAGATACAGCAGATCGTTTTGGTGACTTCTTTATCAATAGAGATCTAGGACCAGGAGCGAACGATAACTCTGGATCATTATCTGGATTTGCTTAATAAATAAACCGACTGAAGTTATTATAGGTTGTTATGCCATTACCAACGATTGCTACACCAACATATGAGTTGGTATTACCTTCAACTCAACAAAAGATTAAGTTTAGACCTTTTCTAGTTAAGGAAGAGAAATTACTTGTTCTTGCTCTTGAGACAGAGGATTCAAATCAGATTACCCAAGCAATCACTGGAGTAATTAGGAGTTGTATTCTTACGAAGAGTGTGAAGGTGGAAGAACTTCCTACCTTTGACATTGAATATTTGTTCTTGAATATTCGCGGTAAGTCTGTGGGTGAGGATGTAGAAGTTAATATCATCTGCCCTGATGATGGAGAGACAGAGGTTCCCGTCAAGATTGCCCTTGATCAGATTGAAGTTCAATTTGATAAGGAACATACAACCAAAGTAAAGATTGATGATAATCTTATGATGGAGATGAAATATCCATCACTAGATCAGTTTATTAAAAACAACTTTGATTTTAATAATAATAACTCAATGGAACAGTCTTTTGAGATTATCGGAAGTTGTATTGATAAAATCTATAGTGAGGAAGAAGTCTGGGCAGTGGATGACTTTAGTAAGAAGGAGGTTGAAGAGTTCCTTGAGCAAATGAATTCATCTCAATTCAAAGAGGTTGAGAAGTTTTTCAATACAATGCCTAAACTATCTCACGAAATTAAAGTAAAGAATCCTAAGACAAAGAAGTCTAACACTGTCGTATTGGAGGGTTTATCCAGTTTTTTCGCGTAGGGATGGTTCATATGGATCTGGAGGGATATTATAAATTAAATTTCTCCTTGATGCAGTACCATAAATATTCATTAACTGAGATTGAGAACATGATTCCTTGGGAACGAGACATCTATGTTCAACTGCTTAAGAATCATCTAGACGAAGAAAACGAAAAGGCAAAGGCAAGAGCGAATGGATGAAATTCCAGAGGGTTTAGAAGATCTACTTAACAGTATCAGGGGCGGAGCAAAGCCTCAACAATCCTCTGCGCTTGCTGTTATTCCTAATGCGGTAAAGCAAGAAA